AGAATGTAAAGAAAGCCGATGTACCCAATCGTTATGTGAATGCGGGGTATTCAATTCATCTAACATTCACAAAAGATGCAGACCAGTATGAAATTGATCTAGATCGAAAGTCCTCTCTTAAAGTAAAGTTTCTAAAGAATGGAGAGGATATTTCTTCTCATACGGCTACAAACACTTACAAGTCGATTCAGGAAGTTATTGGCATCGACTTCAAAACCTTTAGTCAGTTAGTTTACCAGAATACAAACTCGAGTCTTCAATTTCTGACGGCAACAGATACCAATCGAAAAAAGTTTCTGATTGATTTGTTGAATCTTGACGAGTACGTTGAATACTTCGAAGTGTTCAAAAAGCTGGCAAAAGACGTAAATATCGAAGTCACTAGCTTGACCTCGCAAATTAATACCATTGAAAAGTGGTTAAACGATAATAAATTGAGCACTACAGAGGCACAGCCCCTGCTCGAAATTTCTATCGACACGGAAGATGACGAGAAGTTACTCGGTAGTCTTTCGACTAAAATCGAAAATATTTCCAAAAACAATAAAATAATTTCGAGAAATAATCACTATAAAGATCAGCTTTCTAAATTGAATTTCTCTGAGATTTCAAAGATACCTACCACAGAGTATCAATCTCATGAGAAGGAGACAAGCCAGCTTGGAGCGATTCGAGCAGAGAAAAAGGCTGCGGAAACTGTTCTTGACAAAACGAAGAAACTAGGTAATCAATGCTACACTTGTGGACAAGAGATTGACGAAGAGTTTAAGTCAGGTATTGTCTCGGAGCAAGAATCTAAAATTGCACAACTTACAGAGCAGGCAAAAGAGATTTATGCTCGTGTGGAAGAGATTAAACAAAATAACGAACTCTTTGAGAAGAAGAGAAAGCTAGAGAGCGAATTTGAAAAGCTGTACTCTGCAATTGATCACTCTCTGCCAGTAGAACTCTACAATGCAGACGAGTTACAAGAAGAGTATGATGCTCTTCAGCAGAAGATTACAGAAGCTCGATCCAGGCTGAAAAAGCTGATTGATGAGAATCAAAAGCGAGAGCGAATGAATACTCGTATTTCCGTCATTCAAGAGCAGACCGACGAGTTTGTAAGTCAGTTAAACAAAGCGCAGTCAGAACTAGAGAGTGTAGAAACTACAGCGATGCATCTGGAGCTTCTCAAAAAAGCATTCTCTACAAATGGTTTGTTAGCGTATAAAATTGAGAATCTTGTAAAGGAACTCGAAGAGCTGACAAATACTTATCTGGCAGAGCTTTCAGACGGTCGATTTACGCTGGAGTTTGCAGTGTCAAATGACAAGCTCAACGTAAACATTACTGATAACGGAAAGGAAGTTGATATTAGTGCTCTTTCTAGTGGTGAGTTGGCAAGAGTAAATACTGCTACACTGATTGCGATTCGCAAACTTATGAGTAGTATTTCTAAGTCACAAATCAACGTTCTTTTTCTTGATGAAGTAATTAATGTTCTGGACGAACAAGGACGAGAAAAGCTAGTAGAAGTTCTTTTGAAAGAAGAGTTTCTTAATACTTATCTTGTTAGTCACGGCTGGAGCCATCCTCTTCTCACAAAAGTTCAAGTTGTCAAAGACGACAATCAAAGTAGGTTAGAATGGTAGATTCAAGAGCAAAAGGCAGTCGAGGGGAGTATTTAGTAAGAGACCTACTTCGAGAAGCATCACAGTTGCAGTTTGAGAGAGTCCCCGCTTCGGGGGCTCTTTCATATTTAAAAGGTGATTTGTATGTTCCTGGTGAAAAGAATCGCTTTTGTATCGAAGTAAAAAACTATGCTGAATCTCCTCTTACAGATAAAATTTTTACAAACAAATCTAACAATCTTATTCGCTGGTGGACCAAGCTAGACGAACAAGCTAGAAACGGAGACCAAGAGCCTTTATTGTTCTTTAAGTATAATCGCTCTCAGGTATTCGTCTGCACCGAGATAGAACCAGAAAAGATGAATAATTTTCTTTACATTTCGTCTCTTCGGTGTTATACTATGCTCGCAAAAGAATGGTTAGATGAGGAAAAAATCATATGGCTAAAGCATTCGCCAGCCTAGTAGAAGATCGAGACCCTGCTAAAGTTCTTATCGTCGATTCGATGAACTTGGCGTTTCGCTGGAAACATCAGGGTGTGACAGACTTTGAACACGAGTATATTCGTACAGTAAAGTCTCTTGCAAAGTCCTATGACTGCGGTAAAATTGTTATCGCAGCAGATTGGGGTAACAGCTCCTTTCGTCGAGCAATCGACCCCGAGTACAAAATGAATCGCAAAGAGCTTCGTGATCAGCAAAGCGAACAAGAAAAAGCAGAGTTTGAAGCCTTCTTTAAAGAATACGAGACTACACTAGAAGGTATGAAAGAAGAAGGCTTTCCTGTTTTTCGCTTTCGAGGCGTAGAGGCTGACGACATTGCTGCCTATATCACGAGGCATCGTAAAAAGTTTGGAATCGAGGAAGTATGGCTAATCTCGAGTGACCGAGACTGGGATTTGCTAGTCGCAGAAGATGTTTCTCGATTCTCTTATGTAACACGCAAAGAAACTACGCTTGACAATTGGGAAGAGTTTTATGACTTTGAGCCGGATATGTACCTTACTTTCAAATGCCTCACGGGCGACAAGGGAGATAACGTACCGGGCATTCCTGGGATTGGCCCTAAACGTGCTGCCAGTATCATTGATACTTTCGGCGATGTTTTTGATATTCATGCTATGTGTCCACTACCCGGAAAGTACAAATACATACAGGCACTCAATGACAATGCCGATCAACTACTTACAAATGTTGAGCTAATGGACCTACTTACATACTGCGAAGACGCAGTGGGTTCGGAGAATGCAGAATATATCTCTGAAACTATGTTGGAGTATATGAATGAGAATTGATTACCGTAGAGACCGTTATCTGTCTGAGTTTGGTATTAAAACTCTACAAGACCGATATATGGTTCCCGGAGAAAAAAGCCCGCAAGATGCTTTTGCGCGTGCTGCAAAGGCCTTTGCTGATGACGATGCTCATGCACAGCGTCTTTATAATTATGCAAGCCAGCTTTGGTTTATGTTTGCTACTCCCGTTCTCTCGAACGGCGGTACAGACCGTGGCTTGCCGATTAGTTGTTTTTTGAATTATGTTCCTGATAGCCGTAAGGGTATTACGGACCACTATGTTGAAAATGCTTTTCTCTCTAGTGTAGGCGGCGGTATTGGAGGCTCTTGGAGTGCACTTCGTTCTGCTGGAACGGCAACGAGCAAAGGCTCTGAAAGTACTGGTGTAATTCCTTTCATGAAAGTGGTCGATGCAGAAATGCTTGCCTTCTCTCAAGGGATTACACGGCGGGGTTCATACGCGGCTTATCTGCATATGAGTCATCCTGAGATTGAAGAGTTTCTCGATATTCGTAAGCCTACTGGTGGTGACCCGAATCGAAAAGCTCTCAATCTTCACAATGCTGTCGTCATTCCAAATGAGTTTATGGAACTTATTGAAGGCGCTACAAGAGAAGAAGGTTTTGATGACACTTGGTCGCTTATCGACCCGCACACGAAAAAAGTCACAAAGACTGTATCTGCAAAGACTCTCTGGGTGAAACTTCTTCAGAATCGTATGGAGACTGGCGAGCCCTATATCATGTTTGAAGATGCAGTCAAGGCGGGGCTGCCGGACTATCAAAAAGAGTTAGGCCTCGACGTGCATCACTCCAATCTGTGCAGTGAGATCACGCTTGCTACCAGCCCTGAAAGAACCGCAGTATGCTGTCTCTCAAGTGTAAATCTGGAAGAATTCGATCAGTGGGAAGACGACCCTCTTTTTATTCCTGATCTGATTCGTATGTTGGACAATGTTCTGGAGCACTTTATTCAGAATGCTCCGAATGAACTTGAAAAAGCCCGATATTCAGCTATGCGAGAGCGTAGCATCGGTTTAGGAGCTATGGGATTCCATGCGTATCTTCAAAGACACAATATCCCGTTTGAAAGTGCACTGGCATCCAGTGCGAATTATCGTATGTTTCGGCATATTAAAAAGCAGGCTCTGGAGGCAAGTGCGCAACTTGCAGATGAGCGCGGATCATGTCCGGATGCAGGTGAAAGGCGGATTCGGAACGCTCACCTTCTGGCTATCGCCCCTAATGCGTCTTCTTCGATTATCTGCGGCAACACTTCGCCGGGTATCGAACCGTACCGTGCAAATGCTTACACGCAAAAAACAAAAAGCGGAACGTCACTCGTAAAGAACGAATATCTTCAGCACGCTCTGCAAGAGCTGGATATGGACAATGATGATGTTTGGAACAGTATTGTTATCAACAAGGGTTCCGTACAGCATCTAGATTTTCTTGACGACTGGACCAAGGATGTATTTAAGACAGCGCCTGAGATTAATCAAGAGTGGGTAATCGAACACGCTGCAATGCGTCAAGAGTTTATCTGCCAATCTCAGTCGCTAAATATATTCGTTCCAGCGAATATTACGAAAGCCGAGCTACATATGTTGCATTTGCTAGCGTGGAAGCGAAAGTTGAAGACTCTGTATTACCTGAGAAGTGAGGCGATTCATCGCTCGGCTTCAGTAAACGTCAGTGCAATTCGTGAGCGAATTCTGGCAGACGAAGGTGAGGACTGTTTTGCGTGTCAAGGCTAGTAACACCTGAGATAGAGAAGTTTGTAGCAAACCCGCCAAACTGGAAAGGCGAACTAGAAAAGTTTCAAAAATTTAATTGGTTTTCTTATGTTGCCTGGGCTTATCCGAAGATCGTTTATCGTAACGAAAAGGAGAAGCCCATCGCCTGGTACGATATGAAAACAAGAGAAGGTTACTACGGAGAAATGAATGTTAACGAAGGGTAGAGACTACTACAAGCCTTTTGATTATCCCTGGGCATTTGAGTATTATAAAAAACAGCAGCAATCGCATTGGCTTCCGGACGAAGTGCCCCTTCATGAAGATGTAGCAGATTATCGCAAAATGGACGACGATAGCCGTAAGTTATTGATTCAGATTTTGCGATTCTTTACTCAGGCGGACACGGACGTAGCTGGAGCATATTGTAACTACTATCTTCCGACTATCAAGCCGCCGGAAGTGCGAATGATGATGAGTTCGTTTGCTGCAATGGAAGCAGTACATATGCAAGCGTATTCGCTTCTTCTTGATACTTTGGGGTTTGCCGACTCTGAGTACCAGATGTTTAGCCAAATTGAAGCAATGCAAGCAAAACACGAGTTTATGTCAAAGCTATCCGTTGACACTCCTCGTGAGATTGCAAAGACGATTGCTATCAATTCTGGTCTAGGGGAAGGAGTACAGCTCTTCAGTTCTTTTGCGATTCTGATGAACTATCCTCGTCATGGACTCATGAAAGGCACAGGGCAGCTAGTAACATGGTCTGTGAGAGACGAAGATCTTCATGTAGAGGGAATGTCTCGAGTCTTTCGAGAATTCGTAAAAGAAAATCCTGAAATCTGGGATGATCGCCTCAAGTACGAAGTCTACTGCGCAGCAGAACGAGTGATTGAACTAGAAGATGCTTTTATTGACACGGCTTTCGGAACGTGTGAAGTGCCAGGTCTTACACCGAACGACGTAAAGGAATATATTCGTTATATTGCAGATCGTCGTTTACAAGGAATGGGGTTTAAAGGTATTTTCAAGACAACCGAAAATCCTTTACCCTGGATGGACATTATGTTGCGTGCAGTTGAGCACACCAACTTTTTTGAAAACCGAGCGACCGAATATGCTCGCTCAACCACAGAAGGTAACTGGGGAGATGTATTTAAATGAGTGAAGTACAACAAAAACCGACTCTTGTTTTTGATGACAAAAACTATGTAATTGAAGATCTGTCTGATAAAGCAAAGTATTTAGTAAGTCAAATTCAAGATCTGATGCAGCAGGCTCAAGCGACAAAAGCGCGACTAGACCAAGTTGAGGTTGCTCGCAAAGGTTTCGAAGACTTGCTTCGAACAGAACTTGAAAAAGAGACGACTCAGTGATGTTTGTAAGAGAAGCACTAAATGCGGGGGGTACTATTACTCCCCTTCTTATACCTTCACAAGACTTAGTAGGGCCCTCCATTGCGAATCCCTCTATCTATAATGATAAAGGAAAGCTGTACTTAAACTTAAGAAATTTAAATTATATTCTATGGCACTCGGAGAAAGGAAAACATACTCATAAGTGGGGGCCTTTAGTTTATTTACATAGAGAAGACGATGTACGACTAGCCACAGATAACTTTCTTTGTACTCTGAAGCCCAATCTTATGGTAGACGAGTACCAAAAAGTCGATATGAAGCTAGATAAAGCACCTCTATGGGAGTTTGTTGGCCTGGAGGATGCGCGCATAGTTAAGTGGGATGGAAAAGTTTATCTGTGTGGTGTTCGTAGGGATACAACTACAAACGGCCAGGGCCGAATGGAGTTGAGCGAGATTGAGAATGGAGTAGAGATTTCAAGGTCTAGAATTCCTGCCTTGAATGATATGTCCTATTGTGAAAAGAATTGGATGCCTATTCTTGATAAGCCCTACCACTTTATGGCATGGTCGAGCCCCGTTACAGTTGTTCGCTACGATGTGGCGAAGAAAGAGACTTTTGTAGTACATCAAGGCAAAGAAGAAAATGTAAATTATCGCGGAGGGTCGCAATTAGTTCCTTGGAAGACTGGGTATATCGCTGTAGTTCATGAAACTAATTTCTGGCGGGATGAAACAGGTAAAAAGAACGCTATCTATACTCATAGGTTTCTATTTTGGGATAAAGACTGGAATCTGATTAAAAAGTCTCCGTCGTTTAACTTTATGGGAGCAAATATAGAGTTTGCCTGTGGTATGTGTAAGCATGAGAATAATTTTTTGGTTACTTTTGGATTTCAAGATAATGCAGCTTTCTTGCTAAAAGTTCCCCAGAGCTATATGGAGAGCTTTCTAAATGAATGAGTTAAGAGAGTACATTTACTACCCTGAAAATCCCTGGGCTTGCATTAACTTAGCAACACGCTACGAAGAACAGGGACATATTGCTACAGCAGTTTCTTTTTACCTTCGTGCAGTAGAGTTTGCTGAAAATCCTATATTGGAGTATTCTGCGCTATTAAGACTCTTTCTATGCTTTGAGAAAACACCAAAAAGGTGGCACACGTGCAGGAGTATTTTAACTAGAGCGATTTCTTTGTATCCTAAAAGGCCTGAAGCTCATTATTTACTGGCCAGATACTTACAGAGAATGAACGAGCCCGCAGAAAGCTATAATCAATGTGAATTAGCTTTATACATATGCGACTTCGGACTTGAACCTCTTCCTCTCAATGTTGAATATCAAGGAAAGTGGAATTTCTATTTTGAGAAAGGAGTAGTAGCTTGGTGGGCCGATAAGCCTAATGTAGCTAGAAATATGTTTCGTATGCTTGCTGAGCAGTATAGGCATGAAATGGACTCCTCTCATTTTAACTCGGTTAAAAGTAATTTAAGCAAGTTAGGTTGTGGTCCGCACTCTCAAGCGTTTGTATATTATAATCAAAAAGATTATAATAATATGAGAGTAAAGTTTTCCGGACTGGAGAAAATAGTACATAACTACTCTCAGATTTATCAAGATATGTTTGTATTAAGTGCTCTGGAAGGGAAAGAATTTGGGACTTATCTAGAGATAGGTAGTGCCGACCCTAAGTATGGAAACAACACTTATCTACTTGAAACAGAATTTTACTGGACGGGAGTAGGCATAGAATTTAATCCCTCTCTTGTTTCTGTATACGAACAGCACAGAAAAAATCCGGTCATATGTAAGAATGCTCTTGAAGTTGATTATGAAAAAGTTCTCTCAGACCTTGCAGTTGATGGAGTAGTCGACTATCTTCAGTTAGATTGCGAGCCCTCTGAAGTAACTTTTGAAATAATGACCAAAATACCCTTTGACAAGTATAAGTTTCGTGTGATTACTTATGAACACGATGACTATATTGATATAGACAAAAAATATAAAAGACTTTCTAGAGAGTTTCTCCTTTCAAAAGGGTATAAATTAGTAGTATCTGATTTAAGCCCTGACGGAATCAGTAATTTTGAGGACTGGTGGGTTCATCCTGACTTAGTAAGTAAAGACACGTTTTTTCAGTTAAAAGATGTACGAGAAGAAACAAAAAAAGTAGATGAATACTTTTTAGCATAAAGAAAAGGGGCCTAACGGCCCCTTTTTTATTAAATGTTCTTAACGATGATCTTACCCCGCCCTATGTCCAGCTTTCCATTCTGCTGTAAACCCTTCTGAATAGCTCCAGGTGCCTGCACTTTGAATGTTAGGCTTCTCAGGGTCCACCCATTCACGAGTGCTCATTCTGGGCCAACATACCACTTGTGGGGGATTAGTAACATACAGTGGTAGCCCACATCTCTTCTCAATGATCAACCAGTAATCCAGATTACAGCCCACACCATTGGTTTCGGCTTCCTCCACTAACCAACGTGCAGTTTTTTCGGTGAGTCCGCAGGCATGCACGCCAATGGATCGTTCAATTTCTTTCAGTTCACGGATCGGTCCAATGGGGTTGTAAAAACGCTCGTTGCCCACACGGAAGCCAAATGTCACCACAGCCATGTCTGGTATTTCAATGTTGGTTACTGGACCCTTTACCACAGCATCGTGTTCTAGTATCAAACAGGGCTTACCTATTTCCACAATGCGTCGCCAGGCTTTGATATGGGAAGCATGGCAATTGTTATGCCCAGTGGTACCCACATAATCTTCATGCTTTTCCACACCTACTGCACGAAAAGCTTCTTCGCTGCTCATGAATTCTATGCCGTCTACAAACTCGTATGGCAGCCCATGTTTCTCGCATGACTGTGCACAGTAGTCTGCATATTCCATGGACAATTCTACTTTGCGTCGTCTGATGATTAGTGCACGATCAATGTACCCACTCACGTTTGTTTCCTCGTGTGTTTTAAGTTCTTTCTGGTATTATTGCATTGTTTAAAACTTCAAACCCTGCTTGTACCTGTCCGTGTATGATGTACCAAAGGTGGTTGTGCTCCCTGGCGTTGATCTGGGTTGCTCAGGATCAATCCATTCTCTGGTACTCATTCTGGGCCAGCACACTGCTTGTGGAGGATCTGTGACATACAGAGGAAATCCACATCGATAATTGATCCACTCGTCCACATTGATGTTCACACCGTTTTGCTCTGCATCGTCCACAAACCATTTTGCCATCTTGGGGGTGAGTCCATAAGCATGGCCGCCAATGGATTGTGGAATTTTCACCATTTCCACAATGTCACTCACCGGCTCGTACTTGTCCTCAAAGTTTATCCTGTGAGCAAAGATATTAATTGCATCTTCCATGATGTCGATGTTGCAAACATTACCTTTCACAATCACATCGTGTTCAAAAATCACACAGGGCCGATCAATCTCAATGAGTCGACGCCAGGCTTTGATGTGCGATGCGTGGCAATTGTTGTTGCCCTGAGACACACGCTTTTTTACATTGTCGGGGTGTAACCATACACCCACCGCAGCCATAGCATCTTCGCTGCTCATGAATTCAATGCCGTCAATAAACTCGTATGGTACTGAATGTTTTTCACAGGAATCGGCACATTGCTGTGCATACTCCATGGACTCCTTTACCTTCAGTCGCCTGATGATAAGTGCTCGATCTATTTTTGTCATGTGTGTTTACTCGCAAATCTGGTTGATGAATTGCTCCCATTCCCCTATTCTAACATCCCAGGAATAGTTGCTGTCTGTGTACTGCTTTTGTGCTGATAGGTCCACACCGTCTTGGCATTGCAGTATGGCTTTCTCCAATTGTTGTTCGTACACCCGCACATGTTCGTGGAAGTTGCTCACAAAAGGATACATCTTTGTGTGGCCGGCTGTGGTTTCTTTGAGTGCTGCAATATCTGAATGCACACAAACACAACCTGCACTCATGGCTTCTATGATGGAAACACAGGAAGTTTCCATGAATACGGAGGGGTATGCAAAAATGTGTGCACGTTGCAATGCACTGTGTATTTCACTGTTGCTCACTGTGCCGTGATAGTTTATTTGAGGATGGGCTTTCATTTGATCAAACAACCTACGAAATCTGTTGTCCCAATCACCCATGCCATAGATACGATAGGAAGAATACACATCAAGTTCAATGTCGGGAAATTTTTTGCTGACATTGTCGAAAGCATAGTACAGCACATTGAGGCCGCGTTCTGGCACTGAGGTGTATATTAATCTAATTTTATCGGTGGGTTTTGTGTGTACAGGAATAGGCTGTATGGCGTTTCGCAGCACACGAAATCTGCTTTGATCCTGTTCGCTGTATTTGTAGTGACCGATGTATTTTTGTTTTTGCCACTCACTCACAAACACAATGTTGTCCACATCACGCCAGTTGTGTGCTGGATGAATAGAAGCACGTTCGTTCACAGCTGGTGGCATTCCTTGCCAGGGCAAATTGTGTGTCCAATAAATCCTTTTTGTGGGATGATTTTTGAACAGCTGAATTGCCCTGCCCACGGATATTTTGTCCAGGTGCGATTTATCTAAGCGTTGCTCGAGACCACGCAGCATGAGTTCGGTGCCCGATGCTGCGTTAGCGTTTATGTTGTCATATACCACAGGCATGACAATATTTATTCTCCTGGGTTTACAATTCTCTTGAATCTGAACGGACGTTGTAGATACTCGATGGTCATTCTTCTGTGCCAACGTCTCAGTAAATCTTCGTTGGTCATGCTTTCTACCTTGTTCACTGTGCGCTCGCGAAATCTTGTGTTAGAGCGATTAGTGAATCTGATTGTGAGAGTGTTATCATCTTCTGCGATGATTTCTTCTGTGATCAATGGCATGTTAAATTCTCCTTTTGTTAACTCACAACAGTTACCATTTTGTCCAAATAGGTTAGGTCTCTGGCTGCGAAAATGTATGCTTTACCGGAATCGGCTCCACCGGGGTCATCTTCCCGACTTGCATCCACTATTGCATAATCATCAGTGATAGCTACCGAACCACCAAATAAATCCTCTGTGCCCGTGCTATATGTATTAGGGTTGTTCAATATGTGTATCAAGTTTCCTGTTGTGACATCAAAAATATAAGCTTTTCCTGACTGGCTTCCGCTGGCATCGTCTTCTCCTACTGCTCCAACTGGGTCCGACGCGCCAACGATTGCACGATTACCACTTATGGCAACTGAATATCCAAAGTAATCATTGGCGCTGGTGCTGTATAGATTGGGGTTATCCAGTGTGTGCAATAAACTTCCTGAGGTGACGTCAAAAATGTATGCTTTACCGCTGGTGGCGCCCCCGGCATCATCTTCCGAATATGCCCCAACTATTACACGATTACCGCTTATAGCAACGCTAAATCCAAATCGATCACCAGCACTGGTACTGTAAGCATTGGGGTTATCCAATGTGTACAATAATGCTCCTGTATTAACATCGAAAATGTATGCTTTACCGGAATCGGTTCCGCCGGCGTCGTCTTCCTGATATGCACCCACTATTGCGTGATTTCCGCTTATAGCAACGCTAAATCCAAATCGATCACCAGCACTGGTACTGTAAGCATTGGGGTTGTCTAGTGTGCGCAATAGTACGCCAGAAGCAACATCGTAAATGTATGCTTTGCCTGATTCGCTTCCTCCGGCATCGTCTTCACCGTATGCACCCACTATTGCACGATTTCCACTAATAGAAACAGCAAATCCAAAATTATCACCAGGACTGGTATTGTATGCATTGGGGTTATGCAATGTGTGTAATAAATTTCCCGAGCTAACATTGAAAATGTATGCTTTACCAGATGCCGCGCCCCCAGCGTCGTCTTCCCAATATGCACCCACTATTGCACGATTACCGTCTATAGCAACAGCAGATCCAAAGTAATCATTGGCGCTGGTGCTGTATGCATTGGGGTTGTCTAGTGTGCGTAATAAATTTCCCGAGGTAACATCGAAAATGTATGCTTTACCCGAATTGGCGCCACCGGCATCATCCTCAAAGTATGCACCCACTATTGCACGATTACCACTAATAGAAACAGCAGATCTTCCAAAGTAATCACCAGCACTGGTGCTGTATGCATTGGGATTATCGATAACATGAATCAATTCTCCACCGGCGTGTGCAGTTTGGAATGCTTTGTGATTCATGTTGAGAGTTATACCGTTGGCGAATTCTATTTCTTGTATGCCGTTGAGTTTTACGATGTTGTCAACTGCAAAAATGTATGCTTTACCGCTACTGCTTCCGCCAGCCTCATCTTCCAGATATGCACCCACAACCACATAACTTCCATCAATTCCGATCGCAGACGCAAATGTGTCATTGGCGCTGGTGCCGTATGCAGTGGGATTATCTAATGTGAGTAGTAGTGCACCGGTAGCAACATCAAAAATGTATGCTTTACCGCTAGTGGCGCCCCCGGGATCATCCTCATTTCTTGCACCTATAGCAATGTACTTGTCGCTTATAGCTAAGCCGAAACCGGAAAAATTATCACTCGCACTAGTACTATATGCATTGGGATTATCTAGAGCATAGATTAATGTGCCATTGGCAACATCAAAAACATACGCTTTACCAGAAGAGTTTCCACTTGTATCATCTTCTGTAGCAGCAGATACGACTGCATAATTTCCCCTTATAGCAACGTACTCCCCAAAATTATCACTTGTAGCAGTGCTATAATAATTGGGGTTGTCCAAGGTATGTAACAGAGTGCCTGTTCCAACATCAAAAATATATGCTTTACCGCTACTGCTTCCGCCGGCCTCGTCCTCTGCCCACGCCCCCACTATTACACGATTACCGTCTATAGCAACCGAATATGCAAATCGATCACCGAAGCTGGTACCATATGCAGTGGGATTATCTAATGTGTGCAATAATGTTCCGGATTCAACATCAAAAATGTATGCTATACCGGAGATAGATCCGCCAGCATCGTCTTCATTGTATGCACCGACAACAGCATAATTACCCGATATAGACACAGCCCATGCGAACTCATCACTGGCACTGGTGCTGTATGCGTTGGGGTTATCCAGGACATGTAGTAGGCCGCCGGTGTCAACGTCAAAAATATAGGCTTTACCAGATCTGAGTCCGCCGGGGTCATCTTCGTTATAAGCACCCACTATTGCACGATTACCACTTATGGCAACAGCAGTCACTGGGAGGCCGAAATCATCAGCATTACTAGTGCTATATGCGGTGGGGTTGCTCAATGTGTGCAATAAAGTTCCTGTGGTAACATCAAAAATATACACTTTACCAGAAAAGTTGCCGAGGACATCGTCTTCCCCACTGGCTGCAATAATAGCACGACCTTGAGATACAGATATAGCCCTGCCAAAATTATCACCCGCACTAGTACTATATGCATTGGGATTGTCCAGGGTGTGCAACAGTGTGCCGCTGGTTTCTACAGTTTTGGCAACACCGTCTAGAGATCCTGCGGGGCCTTGAGCACCCGTTGGGCCTGTCGGACCAGTAGGACCGGTAGGCCCAGTAGCACCTGTCGTACCTTGAGAACCGATAGGACCAGTAGGACCAGTAGGACCAGTAGGACCAGTCGCGCCTGTAGTACCTTGAGAGCCTGTTGGACCGGTGGGGCCTGTCGGACCAGTAGGACCAGTAGGCCCAGTAGCACCTGTCGTACCTTGAGAGCCTG